AGGTGATATCGGCTGCCGTCCCTAATACATGTTGAGAATTAGACACACCGCCTACTTCTGCATTATGTTCAGGGCAACGATAGCCACTATTGATATATAACGGAACCCCTAAACGTTCACGAATTGCGTCTAATAAGTCCACTAAACGCTTGTCGATGATATGGTCTAACTTATTGTGTCCAGTCTCATCGACTTCATGTCTATTACAACTGCAAGCGAACTCATAATCATTAAAATATGCACCGATTTTCATTATATACACCTCTGTTTCTGCTTTTAACGATAATTTCATAGTGCTTTTATCGTTATTTCAATAATTCAAATATAAAAGCCACGCCCATATATCTCGAGCGTGGCACAAACAACACTATATTATTTTTTCAAAATCATATCCACTCTTGCATGAACCACGTCAAGCAAGCCAGATATGGTAGTATTTCCGCCGTCTCGCATATTCTCGAGAATGCTCAATAGTTCCACCGAGCCGAGATATAGCCATACGATATTGACGGCGAAAGCGTATTGACCTGCCATATAGTCAAAGCACCATGCGGCGCCTGTGGCTAGGCAATATGTTAAAACTTTTGTAACGAAAGGCTTACGCATATGCTTTGAGGATATAAGCCCCTTTCCCCATGCTGCTGGAATCGCTATATATTTATCTAATGCGGTTAGATTGTCAGCATTTGCCCCCATATCAATAAGCATTTGATACGATATAGCCGCCCATTTTGTAATGAGGTCTAGGAATACAAGCAATATAAATATTCCTAGCACCTGCACATGTTTTAAGCCAATCATGTATATCGCTACATCAGCGATTACGGCAAGCAAGGCTTTTAGAACGAAGGAATCCGTCAACGTCCGCCAAGCCTCGCCCATGAAATCAGTTAATTCTTGCATGTGTCCCCTTTTTGGTTTGATTAATTATAGATGGTCTGCGTTGTAGTCCCCTGTGTTGATGTAGCTATGGTTAGTCGCATTCCACTCAAGGGTATCCTTATCAAAGGCCATCGTTGTAGTCCCCTGTGTTGATGTAGCTATGGTTAATCGCATGTTATTGTTAAATCCTTTGAACGTAATATTTTCAGGTGTTTCAACATAATAAGGGCCGTAGCTGTTCCAGTTATCGCCTAAATTAAGCATTGTCGGTCTATTTGCATAAATTACCTTTTGCGTAACATTCCAATTTTTAGGGTTGTCGTTAAAATTACCATTCACTGCATTATTGGTAATGTTCATTTTCAACACATCGCCATAGCGTTTGCACACAATACCATTTTCTTCGTATTCTTCATCAGCAACTGCACCAGTTTGAACGCCAGCAATCGTATAGTCGCCTACTTTCGCACCTGTGAAATTGTGATAAGTGAGTTTTATATCATCTTCCCCTAGAGGTGGAATTGTAATAGTGCAAGCTCCAGTACTGTCTAGCGTGAAAGGTGTATCATTACCAACCACCTTAACGCTGTAATGAGTCTCACCTGTAACGGATACCACTTGTTGACCTTGGATAACGCTTGGAATAGTCAACGGCTTAAATTCAGTACGAGGAAACGGCTTGCCCATATTGCCAATTAAGGCTGTGAGCACGTCGTCAACGTTGGCACTTTCACACCATACGTTACCTTGTAGCAATAGCTGATGAGCATTATCTGCCGTAGCACTTGCTCCGTCCTTGCCTTTTAACGATTTTAGCCACTCAACATATGTACCTTGAAATCCGTTTAATTGAGCGATATTAAACGCACTTAGCCCGTCCTCACCTTTAGGGCCTTTCAAGGCTTCTAATTGCTCTGGCGTAAAGTCCTCATATCGGAACGGGTCGCCTTTTGGGCCTCGCTGTCCTTGTTCGCCCGGTAATCCTTGCGCCCCCGGAATAACAATATCAATCACTTTCGGAACCTTTGCTTTAATTTTCACATATTCAAAGTTATTTGTATCTTCCATAATTGCACCCCCTAATGTGCTGAAATATCATGAATGAATTTCATATCACCCATTACGATTTTAGTAGTATCGTTCCCATGAATAAGGAACACATCATATTGACCGCTCCTATAATTGCGGCCTATGTTCTTAGTTGCCTCGGCGGTGATTGTGCAGTAAATAATATTCTCGTGGACCACACATTCAGCCTCGGCCAATAGCTTGCCCTGCACGCTCCGCACTTTCATAACAGCCGTGCAGTTGCTTAAATCAAAATCGGCACTGACCTCGTAACCTCTACGATAGTCCGCGCCGATGTGTAATGTTTCTGGCTCGTTTCTTATAAAGTTCATTGTTATACCTCGCTATTAGATCATCATTATTTCAATAGCTGGAATATTTTGAGTTCCGTCGAGTTCGCAAATCAATACTTGCGTTGTTGTGATTGAGTTTTGTCGAATGATACCGCCAGCATTTCCGCCGTACGTTGTTACAATATCAACGCCGTCGCCGTCCCAGCTAACTTTATGAGCCATATATCCATTCTCTGAACCAATAGCCGCCAATGGATAGGTGAAACTCAACCCAGCCTTTTTAATGCCTTGAAATTTGACCTTGCCTATTTCGTACTCTTCCTTGGATAAGAACGTAGCAGGGTAATCCTTATGAATGACTAACGCCAATCGCATTGTTAATAGATTGCTGTTAAATATAACATTGCCATTCTTATCGTAAATTTCCATGCCGTACTTATCTGTTTTAGGCATTTTGTTAGAAAATACATACACTTCCATAGTGTCGGCAATTTTGCGTACGCTTTCAAGGCTGTCAGTTGTAAAGCTAATTCGCAAGTAATTCGTCCATTTTCCAACACGAGTAGGGTGATTCATATTTCTTGTTTCTGCAAGCTCAATATTCTTGATTGGTGAATCGGTACTCATTGCATATACATATTGCTCGTCGGCTTGTCGCTGTAAAATCGGAATGTATAAATTAGCGAGGTATATATCCCCGTTAGGCGTGCGTTGAACGCCGTATATAATCCCGTCGCCATTATATCCATAATATTTATTATGCTCCACTTCAATCGACTGTTTAATCGGCATACCCTTGAGGCTGATTTTATATTTTAAATATAGGCAACTATCTGTATCGTTAATTGTTACTATGCTGTCATTATTATGGCTTTCAAAATGTTTCATGCTACATCACCCCATAGATTAATGCTACTTTACAAGGTTTATTGACGTTATTAGGTGCTTTTAAATTCCATGAAATTTTACCACCCTCAACAACGATATTGTAACTAGGCCCAAAGCCATACAAAATGTCGTCATTATCGTCTGCATACGAATTCAATAAATACCATATATGCTGACCTTTACTCAATTCGACTGTAGCGCTACCGCTTTCTTCAATAACGTCAAAACGTTTAACGCCAGATACTTTTGTAAGCCTATCCGTTAAGCTAACAATTTGAACGCCGTTCTTATTAAATACTTGTAATCCAGCTGGCATGTTATTTTCACCCCCATGCTTAAATAATCGCTTAAATAGTTTCTTGAAAAATGTAATTATTCCCATACGCCTAACCTCACTCGTAATTGATTGTCATCGTCATACACTTCAATTAGATTATCGCTAATTTCAACCCTTGCGCCACTCGTCTTAGTTCGTAATGTGCCAATTGTTGCAGTGATAGATGATAGGCTATCAACCTGCATTTTATCAGCTGTTACAGCCCCAGCCTGTATCATTCCTTTGACGATGATATTGTTATCGAACAAGGCCTCACCAGTAACATGCAATAATTTGCCGTCTATTCGCGTACCTGCTGGTGATAAGTTGATACGGCTCACCAGTTCCGCGCCGTCCATATTATTGATTGCTTGCGTTACTTTCAAATCAATGCCGCTTGAAATATGCGTGATTTGTGAGTTTACATTGTTTTGATAGTCGCTCAAAGTGCGCTGGTATGCGTTGCCAAGGTTGATAATTTTGCTATCCATGCCATTGACGGCTGTCTTGACTGTTCCGACTTCGCTTTTCAAGTCATTTACTGCTTTGTCGATACCCTCTAGGCCTAGGCTTTCCATGTCCAATAAGGTTTTATCGATTTTAGCTTTGATTGTCGCTAGTTGCTCATCACTTCTAGGGCCTTCACCGAATAGATCAACAAACGCAACCTGTACTGTATGAACACCACTTTCCAATGGTATTGTTGCTACATTCGTTGTGAAAAAATACCGCGTACCATCAACGTAAATATTAACGCCCTTACAACCTAATTTGATAGTATCGGTAGTAATGCCGATGCCATTTATCAAGCTAACAATTTTGATAGTAGATGGTTTTGGTGGAATAGGTACGTTATAGGTTAATTCTGCCGGTGCGCTATATCCTTTTGTAGGGTTATGAGCATATAAATATACTTTTGCACTCCGTTCTGTTAATAGAGTGCTTAAAGTAGTATTATTGCTTTTACCAATTAGCCCATACTCTTGACCTGGGTGCAGATCATATCGCAACTCGTAAAAATCAATATCAGCGTTACGCACCTCTAACCAATTAAAGGTGGCAACATCGCCAAACGAAACGCCCAGCCCTTGCGGAGTATTAGGCACTTCTGATTTGAGCTCAACTAATACAGATTTGATAATGCCTTGTGAGTAGTTTCCATGACGGTCCTTTACCTTTAATCGCACCTCATATGTATGGCCTAATTCACAACCACTAATAACGATTTGATTATCACCATTACCGCCATACTTCCATTCGTTTGTACCTTCACGATACCATGCTTCGACAGTATCAAATGTATTAATAGTTGGTTGAGTAAATGCAGCCACTACATCAAATGACAATACACCATCGCCAATTTCGTAATACTTAGTAAATAATGCTAAATCGCTTACTTCCGGAATATAGTATGGTGTGATTGTATATGGGTATGCTTGCACCTCATCTAACCCTTGTTCGTTAGATCCATACATATTGAATGACGTAAATTTAAAATATACCTGCTTTCCGATATCCTCTTTACGATACGGAGCATGATATAACGCCTCATCAACTCTTACGAACCTAGCACCAGCATTATGCGTTGTATCATTAGTGCCATATTGACCGCGTATAATACCACCTAACGCATAATCTCCATTAAGCTGCAATTGCGCTGTTTCATAAGATAGGCACTCGCCGTCAACCCAGCATAGAGTGTTAGCTCGTTCAGCATCAACATGACTGCCACCTTTTAATGCTCCTTGATTGATTATCACATTAGCGGTGTTGCTTCCTTGTGTTAGGCTTGTTTTCAGCCTACCCATTCGAGCCTGTTGTGAGATATTGCCAATTCGTTTATAGTTTTCGTTATTGTCCGACAACCATATAGAACAGCCACCCCAGTTAGGCTCTGAATTAACACCGATATACAATTCATTGCCCCCTACATCACCTGGCGTTTGAATAATAGCCACGTCATTTACACTTGGAGCAGGCACATTGTAATCAATAAAAGGTCGTTCGTTTTCATGAACGTTATACTTTGCCGGAGCATATGTTCCTGGCGGTTTACCTTCTGCTGTAATTTCAAGTTGTCCATCTGCAGCTTCTGATACTGACGTTATAACTACGATTTGCTCACGCAATCCGCATAACTCATCTGTGATTGTTACTAGGTCGCCTGGTTCTAATCTGCAAAAAGCCCAGTCGAGATGGAATGTATATTGGTTTTTTGCATATAGCCGTTTCATAGCCAGCTGTTCAGCGTAGTATTGAGCCCTTGCCTTAGTATAGAGATAATGAGCCGACTTTTTAGAGGCTGGTTTGAGGCCGTTCTTTTGCACATCTGCTACCACCTCGAATGATACCGTTTCTTTTTCATAACTATTGGCACGATTAATAAACTCAACTGTTGCCTGATTATACGTTTCCGAGCTATCTTTTCGCTTATACACAATAAGTTGTCCGTCGCTAGCTGGAATAAGATCATCTGCTGTTAAGTTATATTGAATTTGATTAGCTGGCGACCAATCGCCAATAGGCTTATCTGCTAATGGTACGATTTTCAAACGGTCTGTAGACCAAAAGACAAGGCTGTTTGTAATTTCAGCTATATCATTGATTACGTTTTGAGCCTTTGAGCTTTTACTGTCCGGAGGTGTACTAATTAGAATATCGGCTGCTTTGCAGTATGCACGATAATTTTCTAATCCGTCTATACTTACATCGTCAATGCCGATAGACTTTAACACATGCACAATATAATCGGCAGGGTTTACATCGATACCGTCGCCAGTATCTAATAGCTTTCCTCTAATTTCAAAATTAAATTGAGGTAGGCTACCTCGTTCCCCTAAATCTACCACCCCAGCCATATATGCCAAGCCACTATAAGGCAATGCCTTTTCAGGGTGCTTGGATAAAACATAAGGCCACGGAGTTTGTCCATAATCGCCATTATATGCCGTCAGTTCGATTTTTTCGCTCGGATAAGTATATATTTCCTTGTCTCGCCAAACCTTCCATATACCGGCGATAGGACCCTCACATAATCCAATAGCACACGCAACAGTATAGGTGTAGGTTATTTCTGTATGCTTTGAACCGCCACCTTTACCAGTTCTTGTCGTACTGCGATGTTCATGAGGTGTAAAATCGTCGTAGTAAATAATATTGCCACTCAATCGTGTAGTGCCTAACACTTCAGGCACTACCTCACCATATGAAGCACTGTTGATTTGAAAATCAGCAATCATATCGGCTCGATTAGTGGTATTTTTACCGCGATTAAATAAAAAGCCCATTATTTACCACCTTTCCTGAAACGATATACAGCACGCAAGCGACTTTTTCCTTTTGCGTCATAAAATAATACATCATCAATCGATGATAGAATAACGCCCAAATCAACGAACGCATGAATTACTAAATTGTTACCAATATAAATGGCACCATGAGAAATGCATCGGCCATATTGGTATAGTAAGAAATCACCGATACGAAGATCATCAAAAGGCACCTCGTCTGCTACTTGCTTGACATACTTTAGGTACTTTTCTTCTGAACGATGTAAATGCCATTCATTGGAATAGTTTTCGATGTTAAAATCTGCAATATTCATTAGGCCACTATCAACCACTGCAGCCACCAATAAATATGAGCAGTCTACCCCTTTACCTTTTACCATAGCGTTATTTTGATACGGAGTGCCTAGCCATTCACATGCAGCATTTGCTATACGTTCACCTGTTGTTAATTTCATCGTATCGTCTCCTTTAAAGGAACATAAGGTGTCGCTCTATTTCGACTAAAATTATTGAATTTATTCTTACAAGTAGTCGGTGTTTTGTCGCACCCTGGATAGATATAAGCTACATCACCAATACGAGGTGATGTGTTAGTCGCACTCATATAAATAATAGTGCTATTTTTACTATCCATAATTTGCGTTGCTTGCCCTGCTAATGGTCCGCTTATCCATTCCATACCACCCGCTGTATAATAGCCATCCTCAAACGGTATATCGATTTGTACAGTGTTCGTACCAGTAACAGCCGTTACTTTTGCTTTCTTACGATAAGCCTTAATATCGACACCGCACTCCTTCGAGTAAATACTATAAGGGCATTGAGGGTAATATCTTCGGTTTGGATATTCGATATTGAGCTTTTGTACAACTGACTTCGCACTAATCTTTAATATAAAGCCACCGCCCTGTGTTACTTCGCAAATTCCATGGAATAGGTCTATGCACTCAATCACCTTGCCGGCATCGTCAAAAAAGGCACGGCGTAGATCAAGCGTTGCACCGTCTAAACCACCATTATGAGCAACTTCCAATACAGGCACACCACCAATTTGGTCGTTTTGACTAGCAGTAATGGTTACGCTTAATTTATCAACGCTAACAGTACTATTCGTAGCTATTTTTTCACGCGTAATAATAGGGCCATCACCTTTATAAGTGTGGCCCCCATAATTTACATCTGCATCGGTATCGGCCCAGTAATAGCTGATACCGCTTTTTAGTTTTAACTCGTACAAATCACATGACAAGAATGATTGAGATGTGCTTAAATGATTGCTTAAAATCTGTCCGACTTCCTTCATTTACTCACCTCACTGTTACCAACTTAAAAGACTTAGACTTGAATATGTCTTTATAAATAATTTCGTCCGTATAATCACCGCTGAACATTACCTTCCAATAATATGTGTAATCAGCTGTAATAATAGCAGTAGGTGCTACTGTTACCCCTTGTGCTAGCCGAATTACGCCTTTATCAGATACAGCATTTATCGGTGCCCCATTAGCATATAATTTTAGGTTCTCGATATGTGCTACCGGTTCCCTGAAATCACCATACAAACGAACTGCTTGCCATTCAGATTGAGCTCCAGTTCCTAAACGAATGCCCTTTTCCTCAAAATCTTCTGGATCCAACCAAAGAAAAGGAACTGTACCGCCTTTTACTTTTGCATAGAACCCCATGATTTGTTTATGCTCCTCTGGAGTTAATATTGCAAATTCAGTAGTAATTGTATATTGCGGATACTGCCACGTTGTCATGGTTCGTACTCGACCACTCCCAGTACGCTTTATTTTAGTATCCCATTTTTGAGCCTTCGTAGACTTCCACGCAAGGGATTTGATATCCGGAAATTTAATTAAATCTGCCATGCTACCACGTCCCCTCCGTCGCTATAATCTTGGTTAACTAAAAACTGTCTTAGCGAACGTCCTGCGGAGTTTTCAAGCCACGTTCCAAACGATTGAGCGTCCATAGCAGATACGTTGATCGTAATACTACCAGCACCGCCACCATTGGCACGAGCTATACCGCCACCAATTTCATCGTATGTACTTTCGCTCAAAGGTAATACAGCTTCTTTATACTTACCTTCGCCAATCTCAGCATAAGTTGAGCCATAAGCCACACCGCCGCTTGCCAGTTTTGGTAGTGATAGATTGCTACTAAACCCACTTGAACCGGAATTAAACATACCGGAGAACGCACTTTGTGTAGCTGTTTGAGCTGCACCAGCTGCCGTATTAGCACTCCATGCAGCCATACCAGCGATAGCACTAGCACCACCTGTTGCCATGCTAACTTGTTGAGCCAATGCAGCCCATGCCGGATATTGAGCGTTAGCCGCAGCAGTACCAGTTGCAGCCTGTTGAGCTGCCAACATTTTGCCGAATACGGCTTGTTTAATTTGACCGGCTATCCATTGAGCTACACTATCAGCAATAGTTTTAAGAATGGCTTTGCCGAGATTTTGGAACGTTTGCATAAGAGTTGTTGTGCCTTGAATAAGCCCTGAAATAGAATTTTGAAAACTATCCAAGCCGGCTTGTGCAGCGTCAAACATAACTTGTTGTCCATTCCAATGAGCATCGAATACTGCTTCTTTCCACTCCTCAAGAAGCTGTTTTTTTAAGTCGTAGTGCTGTTGTTCTGCAATGTACTCATCTGTCAATGCAGCTTGAAGTGCCTCAAAGTTTTGAGTACGCATAGCCTCATCAATAGCATACTTTTCATTAACTAGATCAGTATGTTGTTGCAAAGCCTTTTTTGCATACTCGTCTTGTGCCGCTAACAACTCCTCGTTTTTCATTTTCTCGTAGGAGATTTGTCCGTCAGCACTCATTTCGAATTCAACACCTCGTTGTTTTAACAGATCAATATGATGTTGTTGCTCCATTTTGTCCATTTTCATGAACTTATCGACCATTTCTGCATAACGGTCCTCGACTTCATCAATGGCGTTGGCATAATCTGTTGCCAACTGCACGGCAGGAGATACACTGCCTGTACTATCTTTGCTTGAAGTTTTAAACGCAAAATCTTGTTGCATATCACGAATTCCAGTTTCAATAGCTCGGAGTTTCGTAAATTCCTCTTGCTTAGCCTTGATACGTTTATCCGCATAAACATCGTTGAGGTTTTTAAGGTCCTCTTGATAATTTGAATTAGCGTCTTTGGATTTATCAAGTTCTTCTCGTTCTTTCTTGTATTGCAATTCAATTAATTCTACTTGATTGCCTTGCATTTCCAAGAATGATTGCAAGATTTTTTCGTGAACCTCTTTTGCCTCTTTTGCAAGATCATTACCAGATGCGCCACTGCCGGAACCACCTCCGCCACCAGCACCAGCACCACCGGAGCCAGCATCATAACCGCCTCCGCCGCCACCACTGCCACCGTCTAGGCCTGTATCACCGCCACCTGTTACACCTTGCATTACTTGTGAAGCCATATTCTCTGCTTTATTAATAAATGCCTGTGTATCATCAGCACTGATTGTGTCAACCTGTTGTATAGCAGTAAATGTAGTACCAAAGAATTTAGCTACTTTATCGCCTACGCTATTAAGTTTTGCAATTAACCAGTTAAGCCCTTCAATAATTTTATTCACACCCCAAACAGCTGTGTGCACAATAGTTGAAAATACAGAGCTTAACGTATTACCGAACCCATTTGACGCAGCAGATGCAGTCGCAAATACACCGACCAAAGTCATTATGACGGATATTAATATTCCGACTGGGTTTGCCTTCATTACAACGTTCAATACACGCTGAGCAGTAGCTGCAGCTAATGTACTACTTCTTAAAGCTAGAAACAGAGATTTAAGGACAGTTGTCCCCAAAGTCAATGCGCCTATTGACAAGATAGTTCCTTGAACGGCTACTTTAACAACAGTCATTGCTACCGCATAAGCCCTAGTTGCAATTGCAGAGGCGACTTGTGCAGTTTTTAACGCTACAGTTTTTACAGTCAATGCAGCAGTTTGAGCGCTACATAATGCGACTGTCGCTTTATAAGTAATAAATGCAGTGGTAACACCTACAATGGCAGTGGCAATCCCTGGCATGGCGGTTCTAAACAGGTTCGCAAAGCTAGTAACAATATTCTTAGCTGTACCAATTACAACTGATAACGCACTAAATGCACCCCTTACAGTAATAATTGCCGCTTGTGCAGCAGTGCCAACTAGACGAAAGGCAATAGACAACCCAGCAAGTGCATCGTTTAATACACCTGAACTCGTCATATTGCTTATTTCTTCCATAGCTGGTTGAAATGCAGCTATTAATTCATTCTGAACTTGCGTTCCTATATCTTGGAACGTCATAGGAATTTCTGCAAACTTAGCGTTTGTTTCTTCTGCACTATTGAATAGTGCTTCTTTGATAATGTCAGCAGTAATAAGCCCTTGCGAGCTCATTTCCTTCAATTGGCCTACCGTCAAACCCATTTCACTGGCAATAGATTGTGCCAACATCGGAGCATTTTCCATGATAGAGTGGAATTCGTCCCCTTGTAGCTTACCAGCTGCCATTGCTTGCGTTAACTGGTACATAGCCGATGTTGTTTCTTCAACACTAGCACCTGAGATTTTGAACTGCTTATTCAACTGTTCAACAAAATAGATTGCTTCGTCATTAGATGAAAAAGCGTCTTTTGCAAGCATGTTTAACTTAGCCACACTATCGGCCATATCTAAATAACTACCACGAGAACGATTAGCGGCGCTATAAATCTTGTCCATAATTTCAGCAGTAGACTGACTGCCGTCATTAATTAGATTGATACGCGCCCTAATCTGTGTAAGTTGGTCGGTGGTTTGAACAGCACTAACTGCCATATCTTTCATGGCTCGTCCTGCAGCTTCAATACCTATTGCCGCAGCACCAAATGCAGCACCACTTTTTGCAGCGTTCATGATACTAGGAATTTCTATACCGAAGATCTTCTGCGCTTTGCTTTTAACAGCCTCCATCGAAGCAGTAACGTCTTTTCTTAGTGCATTTTCCGCTTTCTTAGCCACCCTATCAAGTGCTTGCTCGGCACCACTAGATGAACCGACTATGCGTACATTGATTTGTGAATCTGCCATTTTCTTATATCTCACCTCCCGCCTGTCTAAATTCTTCCATGAATAACTTTTCCTCTGTTTTGCGTTGTGCCAATGTCATAGGGTGTAATTGTTTCATGATGTCCTCGACTTTTAACCGCTTATTGCCAGCAATATGAACGTTTGTCATTATGCAAGTAAAATAAGCCTGTCTGCGGTCCTCAATCTCCATTCGCAATTCGTACCCCTCAACCAGTTTGTAGTATTCCATAGGGCTTAATTTCATAAACTCCCAAGGCTTCAAATTGAGTGGACCATACGCCGTACGCTCGGCCTTTGTTATCCATAAATTAAAAGAGGGGGCTGTATAGCCCCCTTCTAGTTTTTTGCTTCTGCTTCCTCTGCTTCTACTTCAGATTGTGCTTTTTCGTCAGCTTCTTCTGGAAATGATGCATAGTACGCAGCCTTACCAAAGACACCACTACCGATTAATGCTTTTACAATTAACTGTACAAGGTCTAGATATTGAACCTCGCCTTCATCAAATAATTGTTGTAGCTTTTCCTGGTAGTAAATATAATCGCGTTTACGACCTTCGTGCTTCATTCCGACAACAAATGCAGTGATTAATTGTTGGAATGTCATTGCTCCAGCTTGAACTGCTTTAAAAATAGGTTCGCCCCATAGCTGTTCAAGTTCAGCAATTCGACCAATCGTAAAATAAATTGTTTCGCCAGTATTAAATACATCACAAGTGATTTTTTTCATGAGTGCGCACTCCTTAATTAACTAACTATAAATTATGGTTGTTTTAATTCAGACAATGGACCTACGCCATTTAAGCTGCCTTTATACGTTGCCACATCGTCATGTGGTGTGTTCATAGACAATTCTGTGATGGAGCAAATACCTGTCATATAGGCTTTGTTAGGATATTCAATCTTAATGTTGATAAGATCATCATTCAAGAACGCTTTTTCCAACAATTGCAACGACTCTTCGTTAGGCATAAGCAATGTTTCGAGGTCGATGGACCATTCTTTAAGGCCTGGGATAGTAGACTTCCAACCGTTAGTGCCTTTATGCGATGCATCGATGCTATCAGCCTTACGAGATACATCACCAGTACGCTGTCCGCCTAATAAAAGCCATTCAGCACCTGTTGTTTCGTCGGTGCCAGTATTAACATAAATCAAATAATTTTTACCGGCAGTAGGCATTGCAGCCTGTTGCGGTTTATAAAGTTTTTTTGCTGTAGCTGGTTGAGCTGGCATTAGTAGATACCTCCGTTTGTTTCTTCATTCAAATTAATAAGGCGAGCCACAAACCTGTACTGCGTGCCAATCAATGGCCGTACTGAATCATGGTCGCCTACTTTACTTGTACATTTAATATCGATGATTTGATAACCACTATCTTGCAAGATACATGCTTCCGGAACTAATCTGCCACATGAATTACGAAGATTATTCATAATCGCCTCGAAAGTATCCTCGAACTTAGCGATAACTTCATAACCTACGTTCATATCAGGGTCGTCATTCCGCCCCCATACTTCAATGTATAACTCTTGTTGCAATTCAGATTGAACGGCATTATCTCCTGGCGTTGTTTCTCCCCTAATCACCATAATTACGCCATTCGCATCGATATTTGCAGCTTGTGGCCTCATAGCCCCAAGAATAACATTGAAGCCTGTTCCGTGGCTATCAATTACACGTTTGATATGTTGCATGAGTTCGAGCCACATATTACCCCCTGAAAATTTCTACAGTTCGATACCTAGCATATTTAGTAGGGTCGCCTGTTAACTCTTCCGGTGTAATTTGCTTTTCGCACATTGTTATACGCTCATCGATATATTGCAGTTTTTTGCTATAAAAATCATCTGTTGAGCCGTCGCGAGTATATGCACCTGGTAACGTATAAGCCTTGTCAACGCACACAAAACGATATATATAGAGTTGCACTAATTCATCGACTAGATAACTTCTTACAATATCGCCCTCTAATACGCCAAGACGTTTTGCAAAGGCATATAATGCTTTTTCTGCACGTTCTACATGTTGAGGTAGAACCTCTTTGCCTAACAGCTCATCGGTGAACTGCATTTCTTCGTATTCATATAGCATTGTTACACCTCTAAATATCTATTCGAATTTCTTTTTCCTTAGCCCCAAGCCAATCGCTATTCGATAGATCATTAATAGCAAGCCCAGTGGCTTTTGAAAATGTATCAAATACATCATTACGTTTTCTTTCCAACGCTTCATATAAGAATGGGTCGGATTTAGTTCCTGGGTGGTGAACTTCCTTAGCGAAGAAAAAGCTATTACCAGCCATTGGAACCCAACGCAATGCACGTTTAGTTTTAGGCTTAATAGTATGAGGTCTTGTACCTTGATGGACGAATATTCCATAAGGTGCTACCTGATTGTCAATGTACACTACCCCAATATTATTGCCATTGTCAAAACTAAATTTTGTATCGACAGCCCGTTCCAATTGAGCGGTACGAGTTATAAAATCATGCTTTTGTTGTGCTTCATTTTGCACCATAAAGGTGCTCGACTTAACAGCTTGTCTGAGCCGTCGTTCGAACACCTCTTTAGGTAACATGATTACTCCTCTTTATCGGGCTTTTTACCGGGCTCTTTGTCGGGCTTTTTACCGCTACGTTTTCACTTATCATCATCTTTGACAGGCTCCAATTCTTCAATCGTAAAGCCTTCATCTTGTAAGCGTTTAATATCATATTCTTCGCTTACATATTGCACTTCGTTTAATCGTACAAGACGTGCCATATTATCCACCTACCTTACGCACCAACGTTAACATGAATTGCAGCCAATCGATTTTTAGGAATCCATAAGTCATGGTATTTACGGTAGTCGATTTTCCAAGCGTCTGCTTTTTGGTTAATGTCCGGAGTAAATACACGAACTTTATCTGTTTTAGATACAGCAATAGGTGCACGTTGAGGCATGATAATCCAGTTAATTTCTTTGGCTACTGTATCAGCTTTAAAACCGCCAGCCTCTTGACCGGAAGTTTTACCATCGTTAAACACGTATTGTGTTTTCAAACGAGAGGATGGCACACCAAGGATAGGAATGTCGTTAAAAGAACGAACTTTAGTGTTAATCGCACCAGCTTTAAATTGAGATACGTCCAAATATTTATGGTACTTATCTGCATTATTCAAGATAGAACGCAACTTCGTAGACATACAGATGATAAGTGCTTCATCTTCACCGATTACGTCTTGAATGTCTGTAATTTCTGCGTCCAATTTATCAAGAATATCAGTAACAGCAGGTGTATAACCAGTTGTTACTTTATTTTCTGTAGTTGCTAATGCAGCAATTTTGGAATAGCGATAGCTATCAATTTCAGGAATAACTTGTGTTCGTTGGAATTCACCCATTACAGTGCCAGCAGTTGCAACGAAGTTTGTTTCGTTCACGTCCATAGAGTCGAGAGAGAATGTACGACCACGGTCTTGTGTCATTTTGTAAGGGTTAAATTTCAAAGTAACGGAACCACGATTGAAGCCTTCATCGCGATCATATTTCGCCATACCTTGCATGCTAATTTCAGGAATATGAACAGTATCACCGCCATCGTATTTGACTTGACCTGCGTTAACTTCCATAAAACCAGTTGTGGAACCAACTAACATTTGTTGGTCGAGTACAGTTTGAAACTGTTGAGAGTATTGTAATGTATTAACTGCCATGTAATTGACCTCCAATAATTAAATAATTACATTTCAATGCCTACAGCCTTAGCGAATTCAGCCTTAATTGCATCAGGACCATTGCCACCTGTACCACCTTGTCCGCTACCTGGATTGCCAGTCGCTTTAACGGCCCAAGATTTACCTTGCAACCATTCTGCGGTTCGGTCTTGAATAGTACCGATAGTGCCATCTTCTTTTGTATAGCCATAAGTGCCATCATCCTGCACTTTAATGTCATTGGCAACTAATCGTGCAAACTCCTGCGGATCAACCGCATTAGCCTTTGTGAAAGCGTCCAATGTTTGTGCCATAATTTCAGATTGAATTCGTTTGGCTTCTGCTTCTTTTGCTTTAGTTTCTGCTTGTTCGAACTTGTCGCTCATAGCTTTTAATTGCTTTTCAAGCTGTTTGTACTCTGGCGAGTTAGAACCAGCCCCTGCTTGTCCTTCTAATTCACTAACACGAGTTGAAAGCGTATCACGTTCACCGGTTAACGTAGTAATTTGACCTTGTAGCTTTTCTCGCGTTGTCTTAGCTTCGTTATTAAGGCGAGATGTTTCACCTTTAATAGCGTCGATAAGATCCTTGCCATTTTCCAATTGTTCGAGTGCTTGATAAACTTCTGCAATGTTCATGTGTAAACCTCCGTAAAACATGAAAATAAAAAAGGCGCAACAGGCCTCCGCCTAATCGCACCAATAAAAATACGCCCAATCATCACACATGAAAGGGCGTAAAATGCTTATAAAAAAGAGTTATGCAACATTGCATAACTCTTAATACCAATATATTGTTTCTGTTTTAGGAAATGAATTCAAATTTCCATATTCTTCTAACTTATTCAAAGCATGTACTGTGTGCCACTCACTACCTTGAAGCGGACTTTTAACAATAGCTATATTGCTTTTTCTATCTAATTCTATTACTCCATATTCAGCATTAGCATTAGGGTGGAATTCATATTCCGCTTTTTCTTCATTTAGTTTTTTTAATATTAGCGCTAACATGATACACCTCTTTTCTAACAGCTTCTGCATAATTATATTTTTGTTCAGTTATTCTATGCGCTGTAGCATAATCTGTATAACCATAACGATGCATTAATTCATATTCTAACCGTTCATGTTTTAACATGATAATATCTCTTTTTAACGGAGTACCACTAATCAACCTTTGAAAAGATTGAGCCATTTGAAAATCTGGTTCAAATTTAGTGTTTCCTTCATTTAAATTATACATATTGTCAAATACATGTTCAATAACTTTTTCTATACTTTTACGGTGTATTTTACTGGATTTAGATATTTTATTAACTAATACAGTCCTGTTACTATTTCGTATAGTTTCATAAAAAAGTTTTGCATGTCTTTGCGCTTTTTGACGTTCATTGGCGTCTAAAGAAATATCGTTGATAGCTCCTGACAAAGCTCCATGTTCTTTTTTAGGGACCCTTGCATTGAATATATCAGACGTCCAGCCTCTTGCAAAGTCTTGCCAAGATCCTTTGCCACTCAATACAGTATTTCGACCATTTACACCGAGTAAAACTTCCTGATTTGGTTTAGTTAGTGTTTGAATATAATCCAAGCCAGCTTGATTTATTCCTTTGTGTTGCTTATTCTCTTGAATGTCTAATTCTGTTAATGGTTGAATATGGCACATACAATGAGGGTGAGCAGGCAATGTCGGTAATTTATCTTTAGGGTAAACGCCTTTGCCAAGTCCGTATAAATCAGCATTAGCATAAAAGTCGCAAATATCAAAGCGAGGGTGCCTTGCAGCTAACCGCCATTTATATGCTACGACATCATCATCGTTCATGTACCTATTTACTTGACCGTCAGCATAAGCCCTCGCATTTTCTGTACGTGCTATACGTTCAGCATTATAACGTGTTTTTTCTTGAACAGCAGTTTCTAACGCTTTACTGATACGTTCTTCGTTCCCCTTATCAATAGCATGGGTTAATTCAGTATATGCAGCCCTAACGCCTGGAGTGGTAAGCCGTGATACTTTATCACGAACACTACGCAGCACTTTGCGTTGTAGTTGCTTAGCTTCCGGTGTACTGCTACCAGTTATATTGAGCTTCGTAAGATCATTAATAAATTTAGGTAAAGAGGCTTCCGGAATAATCCCACCATTGCCATACCCATCGAAGATTGATTTTGCAGTATCTCGTACAGCCTTATTGGTTTTAAACGCTTGCGTCAAAGTATCAGCAACGCTTTGTTTAACAGCCTTAGAACGGCCATAAAGGCGACTAGATAATGTTAAATTATCAGCCGCCCAGCTTTCAGCCATTGCTATTGAAATACTTTTAGTACTATACGGAACATCATTGCCATACCCAGCTATGAATGAGTTCGTCAAATCAGCCTGTAACGTAGGCTTCATTAATTGCATAACAGGATATGCCTCATAAGCCTTCTTAACAGCTTGTTTAGGACTATAACCTAATTCAAGGAGTTTCTTTATCTCTGCCTCGAAGTTGGTTATCGCCTTGTCTATCTCCTTCTGCGTCCTCATCTACTTCGTTCCCTTCATCATCATGATATGCAAGATCCTGTTCTTGTCGTTGAACAGCTTCTTCAATTTCATCAATAATTTTGTCGTATTCTTTAGGCTCAAGATTAGGTACATAACTGTCCAATACCTTTTTACCTGTTTCGACTTTCAAAGTGTTACTGCCGAGGTCTAAATCGAGTACAGATTGAGATTGAGCGATAACATCGGCTACGTCATTAATTTTAAAATTGCGAGGATAATCACATTTATAACCGATATTTTCGCCGGTCCACAATTCATATAAATCAATGATGTCATATTCTGCGTTTTCACATTGTACGGAGAAATCAGCCAGCCGTTGGTTGGTTCGTTCAAAATCCCATTGCTTAGCTACACCGCTTTTTGACTCTTGCACACCTATTACTGAGTTAATTCCTGACAAACGGTACATATCGTCTGTAAGGGTTTTAATTGTTTGTATCAGAATTTGTGCTGGTCCAATATCCGGTGCAATAAATGCAGGAGCATGCCCTGATTCGGCCGGATACATTAGCACGTTATTTGTACCAAGTGTAATATCACCAATATTTTGACCGTTATCAGGCAATGTCAAAATACTAAACGTTTGCATACTTAATATTTGCGATAACAACGAGCATTGATGATATATTTGGTGATTAGTTCTCGCAATAGATAGAAATTCAGGAGGTGGCAATATATCTGTTTTCTTTGAACTGCGTCCAAACCATTGAACGACAGGTATTCTACCGATATTATGCTCACCTTGTGCAATAACTTTGCCATTTTCATCTTTTGTTACCCACGATGTTTTTGTCCATTCATGAAACTGTGTTTTTGCATTACCTTCCTCATCGAACACTTGAGATGTGTACGCAAAAAATTCCAGTTCGCCTGCTTCACTAATCCGCCAATTATATATGCACTTAGGCTCAACTGCATATAAGTAAGGGAATTGACGCTTAGAGATCACATCGGCCATCGTTTCACCAAACTCTGTTACGTTATCGACAATGATATACATAACACCATACAATTTTGCTTGCGTTGCATTAAAACGCATAAATTCTTGGAGCGACGTTCCTAATCGGTCTACGTTTTCCAAGAATGAAGCAAAAAGTTCGCTTTTGCTATAGTCTCGTGATATTTCATCTTTAAAAATAGGGTCGACACTAGCATTTAGTATCGGCCCTGTATGGTTCAAATAATATGAAAGTTTTTTACGGTACTCATAATTCTGTGCGCTTTCACGAGAATATTTAGGTAACGCACCACCATTAGCGAACATGCCTGTTCCATAATAAGCGTCATGCAGTAATTCGTATTCGCTATCTCTTGGATTTGCCATAACAGCCATATAAATAAGCCTCCTAATAAATATTTGTACGTGTTGACTTGTAGTCCGGTGCAGTCAGCTTTTCTGCAATACCTGTTAATGCGTCCGGAGCATCGTCATGTTCATTCTTGCCCTCACGTTGATAACGTGAGATAGCTTTATAAAATTCAGGCCATTTGTCAGCCCAGTTTTTAGGGAAGTAAATGTGATCCATAACCCATGTCGCATTGGATAATATGCGAGCCTCCTTGTTCTTAGATTGGTGGAACGCTACAACCTTTGTGTAATTGCTTTTATACTCATCACGTAACAGCCGTGTAACCTGTCTTGCAAACCCTCTACCACCATTATTGCTTTCAAAATCTGCTACATTAACACGATTACGATATAGCATTTCAGCAACAGCAGGTTCTGTTTGTTCCATTGCTGCTTTCGTAAATACAACGTCTAATATATAAGCCTCTTTGTTATAAATGCCATACGTGATACTTGCTAACCAGTCCTCGCCAGTATCAGC